CTCGTTTCTGATGACTTTTCTATTGCCTTTTTATTATGACCCCAATTATTATGAACTCTACTATAATGTCCTTTACAATATTGTCTAAATGATTTATCCGGATATGACCATTCTGTTTTAGTTTTACATCCACATTTACATAAAGGCCATATTCCATTAAGATAATATTCAACGTAGAATGTATCACTATCTATTTTATGAGTTCTACTCATATGTATTCCCAATGAATTAAAATTATTAAATTCTACATTTTCACATATTTTACATTTATACATAAACAAAAAATCCTTCCATAATATAAATATCAGGAAGGATTATTAAAATGAAATATAATTAAGCAATATTAGTAGAATAGCATAATCATATATCAATGTCAGTACTGTAAAATTGCGAAGTCATAGCTTAACGATAATGTAATATTTAATGGTTCACCAGTATCAGTCCAATCCAAGGTGCCGCCATCAAACGATACAGGAAAGGCACCTTTTAAAGTCCATTCTTCTACTTTATCGCCCACTGGTCCAAGAATATCTAGAGTAACGTCTTTCTTGTAAAAATCAGCGTAACCATCACGTCCGGTTACGGATTCGTGAGATAATCTAAACCATTCAAATGCGGCTTGAGCGGCAGAAGGAACAACTGGATCATATAATTCAACTGTAATCTGTTCCCACGTGGTTTTACCCTTGTAGAAATACTGAAGATTTATATAGTCGATAGTTTTGCGGTCTTGTTTCCATTTGGGTCGGTCGGTTTTTTTAATAGTAAAAGTAGGGATACCGTCAATATACATTATAAAACGATTTTTTACCTTTGGCTCAAATTGAGTGTAGAATATTTCATTGTTAGTCAATAAGTCTGGCATTTTGGTGTCTTTCAGTTATTCAACTACCGTTGAATTGTTTTGTTTAATATGTTTCATTATATATAAATATACCAGAAAACCTTTTTATTCAAATAATTATATTTTGGAAATATAATTATTTTTTCATTAAGGGAGTTTTTCTTTTTGACATATCTATTTGCCATCTATGATTTTTAATATGTAGTGGGTCTTTTTCAGGAATACCTGCGCCGACTCCTTCATCTACTGAATTTCCATATGACATTATAACTGTTTCTCCTATTTTATCATCTATTTTGAACCCTAGTTTTTCGAGGTATGAAATCAACAACTGATTAACAACCTCTAACTTCAATTTAGCATCGGGATTCATATCTAAAATATTATTTTTATATTCTGATATAGCATCCTTTATCATTTGCTTTCCGATTCCTTGGCGTCTATGTTGTTTATCCACTATAATATCAAACCCAAATGTATCATCTCCATAAGAAGTAAATAATGCGCCTACCAATTCATCGTTTATAAAATATGATAAATATAATTCTTTATCGGATAATATATTTATACCGGATTGTTTTATTAGTTTGTTTAGATTGTTATTATCATTGGTTGATAATTCATCCGATACTTTTGATGTTATTTTATCATTATGTAGTCCGGCTCCTTCTTTTAAAATATTCTCTCTAAACTCTCTATTCATTTGTCTATATTCATATCCCGCATCATAACCTCCTTGAGTCGCTATTTTTAATAAGGTTTTAGATCCTCCTTCTACAAACAATGCGGCCAAATCATTGCGTTGATGAACTACGTTTAAAGCCTTATCACATGCATATAATTTTTCCTCTGGAGTTTTAGCATTGAATATTAACTCATATATTCTTTCTAATGGTCTTGCTCCATAATCGCTTAAAATCTCAACTCCAAATTCAGTTTCAATTAAATCATAATTTAAATTATCCCATTCTTCCTCACTAAATTCAATTCCACATATATCTAATATTTCTTCTCTTACATGATAATTTGTACTATGACCTGTTATTTCGTTTGCTGCTCTTAATCCTGCTATATTAGTTAATATGTTATCAGCAATTTTATCCAAATCATTTTCGTTTATTTTATTATATTTTCCGAATTGATACCATACTTTAGTTAATAATGAAGCAGATATAGTTTTCCAAGGAACGTGTTTTTTTCCATTTGGATTTTTTAAAACTTCCGCCATTCCACATAACGCTTTATCTCTACGTTCCATAAAATCTTCGGCCACATCATAGTTGTCATATGACTCATTTATTGGAGCATTTATATATTTAAGTCTTTTCTTAATTTCAGTATTGAAAAAATCATATTCAGCCATTGCTTGTATTATAATATTTTCATCGTGTTTTTTAACTCCATATGAATAAGAACGCATTGCTTTTGCTTTTAAAGCATTAAGATTATCAAGAGTTAATGAATTCAATGGCTGAAAAGTTATATCAAAAAATGGTGGATGTCGTTGTTTTAAACTTCTCTGATTTACTTCCAATAAATCATTCCACGCAGTATGTTTTGTTACATTGTATCCACGACTAATTAAATAACTATCAACCAGTTGCTTATCTTCTTCGTCTGGGGGAGCCGCACTACTCCATTGAACATTTCCATCTACATATCTAAATCTAAGTCTTCCATATGGATTACCTTCATACCCATGAGACTGATTTATAATTTTTTCTTTTGTAATTTCTTTAAATTTAACTTCTCCGTTTGATCCTATGGCACCTATTCCAAATTTAGCATTATTAGAATAAGTTTCTTTAATTATAGTATTACTATACCAATTCTCAAGATAATTTAATAATTCTTGTAACGTTGGAAATGATATAGCCGGACTCTTGAATTTTAATCTAAATGCTCCGCTATGTGCGTTAATCACCCATTCTCCATCTTTCATATTACCATGTCCAAATCCTTCCTGAAGTCTAAATGAATTACAAAACCATTCATCGTGTAGAAATATTTTAACCGAATTTCCATTTGTCTCTATGTGAAAATTAGGAGTCTTTGATTCTGTATCAGCATCTTCGTTAATGCTTAATTCTTTATCATACTGATTAGTTATTGAACTTTTAAGTTTTCCGATAATTCCTTTTTTACGAAGTAATTTATATACAATATTTTCAACACTCAATTCTCCATCCGTATCAAGTCCATATTGTCTAAACGCATCTAGATAATCTTTAGCCCGTTTCATAGTTTCTTGATTACCTGATAAAATAGAATTATTTATGTATTTTTTAACGCCGGTGTATTTTATTTGAATTAGGGATTTATCTATACCTTTAATATTCTGTCTTGAAGGTTTTTTTATCCATTGGTTTTTAATAATAGAATATATTCCATTGACATATGGTTTTTCTGCCGCCATATCTTGAATATTCATTTCTACTTTATGTCCTTTAATTTCTATATTATGTTCCCCGTTCCATTGAGAACTTGTTAATTTAACCATTTTAATCGCAGTTTCTTCTGGCATCTGTAATGCTTTAATATCGACGATAATATGAATGTCAATATCACTTTCAACATTCCAGTTAAAAGAAGCCAATGAACCCATAAAATATACGTCTATGACAGGAGCCTCAAATTTTGATTTTCTATAAAAATCATCGGCTATTTTAACTAAATCAAGTCTTATTTCAGGATTTAAATTATAATTTTCATCCCATATTTCAGGATTTAATTTATTATGAATTATGATGGGGAGATTAAGCATTGGAAACAGTAATTATAAATGCGTCAGCAGTTCCTCTAGTAATTTTAGTAATTTTAATTTTAAGAGGTAAATTAGACATATTTACAGGTCTAACTTGTCCATCGAACATTTTAGAATAATCCCCAGAGTCAATTACTAATTCTTCTATCTGTTCACCTTCTTCGGACTCAGTTAATCCGGTCGATAGCATTTCTCCTCCCGGTTGTTGTTTGGAGTATTTTGCTTCCCCGCTTAAATTCATCATTTCTTTGTCTTGGGGATACGCATCGGTTGCTGATTCTTGTTTTATTTTTCTACGTCTTTGTTGTTCTTTTTCTACATAAGGACGAAGCCAAGGAAGTATTTCATTTAAATCTGTCTCTGGATACTCTATAACATATCCACAATCGGAATGACGCATTGTATCACCCCCGTCATCTGAGTATGTATGTTTCTCAAATATTTCTTTATTACAATGAGGACATACATCATATTCTTCAGGACGTGATCCTTTTTTAATCAGATTTTCAGTGGTAAATCTGGAAATCGTTTCAGAAATTAGTTTTTGTGTATCTGTATCTACATTCATATTATATAAATATAATATAAAACGTAGATATGTCACTTAAGTTTTAGATATTCGGATCAACTGATCTATGGTTAGTTCGTGATAATTGGAATTGTGTAATATTCCAATTCCTCCTTCATCTCTCCATTCTTTAATTGTATCTTCCATATCATCTACTAAGATTGATATATTGCTGGCATAGCACTTCTTCCATCTTCGACCACGAACTATGTATATTTTCTCGTATATTATCTCTGGGATGTGTTTTTTAAGCCACATCTTCTTCCCTTGTTCAACTATCATAGAATATCCTTCATCCGAAGTTCCAGTAGAAGATAAAATCCGAATGTCACTATAATTCTTTTTTGCTGCTGCATATAATTCTTTACCTCCCTTAACCCAGTCTAAGTTGACCCAATAATCAAGACCAGCGTCTAAAAATAACTGTCTGGCCTTTTTATCACCAAATTTTTTACTATATTGTGATATATTCAATCCACCTGAAAGTTTGGAATATGATTTTGTAAAATCGCACAAACATTCATCCAAATCTAAATATAATTTATAATTTCTATTCATCTTGTGTATATTATACCGATTTTTAGAGAAATGTCAATAAAATAACAGAAAACTAGAAACTCGAAGAATTAAATTTGGCATAACTCGTTGATATGTAATTGGTTATAAATAACAAATTATTATCATTTATAGATGACGGATTTCAAAATCCCTCAAATACCCAATGTTTCATCTATAATAACTTGACGACCAAAATAAAATCTGATATACTCATAATAGTTAAAGAAAAGAAACAAAAGAATATAATAAATTATTATACTAAGTTTAATAAATTATATTCTTCTAATGTATCTAATTTAGAAGTTGATTTTTCAATATTTCTTCTTTTACCTTGTCTTCTAAAATTTATAAGAAACTTATCTATTTTATCACTATCATATCCACTTTGTAATTTTTTATCAATTATAGGTTTTAATTGTGGATATTTTTTAATATAAATATCTTGAGTTTTTGAATATTTAATATTTGATGGTTGTGGGGGATTAGGTGATTTTACCGGTTCTACAGGTTCGTTTTTAACTGGAGTTGAAATATTATTAGTTGATAATTCAGTAGACGGATCAGGATTTGGTTTCTTATTAGGTGCTAATACTTTCTCTACATATTCATCAGATTTTAAAGATGTTCCATTGTTATTTACTACTTGTCTCATCCAGATTTTAACATCTTTCTCTTTATATCCTAGTGTGGTCAATGCTAATACCGCATCTTTTATAGCTGGAATATTAAATATATCATCTTCAACTGGTTCTACATTTCCATCGCCACTTTCTGCTTCTCCATAATTCTGTATAGCATCCGGGTCAGTTAATAGAGAAGCATCAAAATTTGCATTCTTTAATGCTATTACGAATTGTCCAAAATCTTTTCCGGTTGCTTTTAGGTTTTCATCATTTGGATTTTTACCGGCTAAAATTGAACTAATAACTTCTAAACTAAATCGTTGAGGATCTCCGTCTACATCATCAAACTGTATTACATTTTTAACCGGATCAAATTTAAATTTGACTTTTTCTGGATCTATTTTAAATCCTTTATATTCCATCCATTTTTGTTCTACACCGGCTAAAAATGAATCGTAAAGTGGAATTGAATAATCTTTTTCAATCTTTGTAAATTCTTTTGAATTCACAATTCTTTTAATCAAATTACTATTTCTATTTGCGGTTTCTAATAAAAATTTAACAGACGGTTCAACATAAGACGGACTGTTTTTGTTTATTTGATCATCCCAGAATTCAAATAATACAATTTCTCCCTGTGTTTTTGGGACTGGTTTGTTTATTTCTGCTTCTTCTAATTCGGAACTTGTATGTGATAAATTTTTAAGTTTTTCTGGATCTTCCGACCATAAAACTAAAATTCTATTTCTATGAACTTTATTAGACCATTTTAATTTTATAATTTTCCAATGTCCATCCGACATTTGAATGTTCTTGGAAATATTTAAATCAAGTCCAAATGTTCTAAATTTTTTATAATGTCCTCTAAACCATAACAACCAACCTCCTGCTTCTTCTTCTGTTTTTGCTACTGGCTTATTTGAGAGTCGCCCTCCTCCTGCTTCTTCATCATCTTCTAATTCTTTAATGATTTCTTCAATTGAATATGAATTATCCCCCTCTTTATTTTTAACAGTGGATATGCTGGTTGTAGGTTTACTTTGATTTTCCACCCCGGCAGCATCTTTCATTTTCGTAATAATCATTTTACATACTTCATCTATTATTTTTATAAAATCCAATTCGGTTGGTCCTAGGTCAGATCCCAATTTTAATTTATTTTTATTAGAATAATTAGGATTTAGTTTTAGTTTATTTCCGTTGTCTTTAGGAGAAAGTTTCAACTTTTGTTTGTTTAGTGGATTTTTTAAATCTATTTTTTTAACAGGCTTAATATTTTTAAATTTATCCATGTTTGGATCTTTAGATGGAGTTGGATTTTTTAAATCTGTATATTTAAATTCGTTAATCCAATCCAGTTCAGTTATAAATGGAGAACCCCGTAAATTATGTAGATACTTATTCGATATCATATGTAATATAAATATATTAGGAATTATACATTATTACTATTATTCCATCAATGTTGACAAAAAATAAACCTCCAAGATAGGAGGTTTATTTGTTTTTTAATTGCTCACTTAAGAGAGTGTCGGAAATGAAGCACCGGTTGTCGTAATTGTGATAGGAATTTTCAAGAATTCAGCGGTTTTAGTTGGCTTGATCCACAATTGACATACCATTATATTTTGGTCTTCTAGTGCAGGTGTATTATTGGAACTATCCATTACTAATTGGAAAGCATACAGTCCATTTCTTTGTTGAATTCCTTCCAAGTATGGGTTTGCGATTGCTAGAAGTTTATTCCACGTTTGGGCATTACTAGGTTCGAACAATACATATTTACCAACTGATGCGAAGAATTTTTTAATGTCAATTAACAATCTTCTAACATTTATTCTATTTGTAGCAGAAGCAGCATTCTGAAGTGTTTTTTGACCCCATACCACATATCCTTCACCGGGAAATGATACGATAGGATTTACTTTACCATTATACAATTCATCTCTTTCTTCTTGGATTACTCTATCGGTAACTCCAACTGCGTCGGGAATTCCTCCACGATTCAGACCAGCAGGAGCATACCATTCAGCCGAAACTTTGTCATTTGCTGCATAAATCGCTGGCATAACTACAGATGGAGGAATGGTTACGATTTGATTTATATTAGTATCAAGGATTCTAATCCACGGATAATATGTTCCTGCATAACTAGTATCGAATTCTGCGGCTAAATCAACAACTTCAGTTACTTGACCCGTCGCTGGATTTCCACCGTCTTCATACATATCAAGCACATAAAACACATCACCACGAGTTTCACACATATCTACCACTAAATTCGTAACATACGAATGTAAGGAGTATATAATACCGGGAGTTACAATTAAGTTAATATCCCATTCATCAGCATTGCTGAGAGCACCTACACATTGAGCATACGCAACAGAACCGGCTGTTTTACTATTAGCACAATTTAATCCTTGTGTATTTCCAGATACAATATTATCACCTACGAAAATATCTATAGAAGGAGATTGACCATCAAATCCACCCTGAAATCCAAATATAAAGTTTCTCATTTTTACATTTGTGCTTTCATTTACTGGATCAACAATAGCAGGAATTATAGTGCTTGCGCTTATAAACGAACCAGTTCCAACACCGAATTTACTGTATTCTGCGTCTAACGCAAACAAAACGTTTTGACCTGCCGTAGAACCAGCCGGAACAGGATAAAAATAGTTAATATTATCAGGATAAGCAGGAACTCCAACAGATGCGGTTGGATATAATCCTAACAATTCCGAGTCGGCTCCAGATGGAGGACCAGAAAAATCAACACCTGATGGATATTTTCCGGGAAATAATCCATATACTGATGCTTTAGTATATGCCATCGTAGGATTGAAATATCCAATTCCACCAGCTAATGGAGTTGAATATGCGCTAAACCCATAAGGAACAGCAGTTACTGGATAATTTATACCTGACATCTGTATTCTGATATATTGACTTATATTCGCATAAATTCCATACGTTACTATTTTACCGTTGAAATTTATATATGAATATTGATCCCCGATTATTCTGGCAATATAATTAGGACTTGTAGGATCAAGTGTTAAATTATTGAATTGTTCGAGAATAACTGGGCGTCTATCAGAATCATCAAATGCTCTAACTGTCAATGTAAATGAACCCCAATCACTACCGGCTACTTGAGTTGCTAATTTTACATTTGAAATTTGAATTTTATATGCTTGATTGGTATAAGTTCCATCTGCCAACGTTTGGACTTGGAACAAATTGAATCGATATGGAGTTCCACCATTCCAAGGTGCAATTTGTTGCGATATAATCCAAGGAGTATATGCGTTAGTCAATGAATATTGAGAATCTCCTGCTACAGGATTGAATGAATTTGTATCGGTGAAGTTTAAAGGTTCTCCGGAATATGCTGTTGAACCAGAAGGCATTACTGCTCCATATATTTTCCAGTTATTTTGATTAGCCACAACGTCTGCAATTCGAGATGGATAAATATTGTAAAGATAAGCAGATTCAATCTTAGTTCCTGCCGCATGAGTAGATTGATTTCCGGCAGTTGCAGAATTTCCAAACACATTAGTAATATAATGAGGATCACTTTCAAGTAATGAGAAATTATAAGTTCCATAAGAACCTCCCAATGAAGAGCTTAATACCACTGCGAAATTATCGGCTGGTAAATTTACAAATTTAGAAGCAAGTGAAATTCCAGCATATGAACTACTCAAGGTAGAACCATTAAATCCCGGAACTTGAAGAGTTGAAGTATTTACATTTTCCCATTGAGTGTTTCCTAAAACTGCTAATACCTTTTGAACAGGAGAACCGATCCATTGTAACGAACAGGTATTATAAAGTCCAGAACTTGGAAAAAATCCTCCATCTAAATATCCAAACGAGCCACTCAAATATCCATTAACATATAGGCTTAAATTTCCACAATTATCAAATCCAGTCACAAACGAACCGCTCATGATATAAATATCAGGAGTTCCAACTGGAGGAATTACACTTCCACTAAATGAACCTTGCGAAGAATACGATCCACTTGAATTAGCCGATATAATTTGATTTGTAATAAAAGTAGGAGGTTCGATTACATTGTTACTTGGACCTCCGCTATAATCAAACGCAAATTCCTGTGCGGTTGAAGATCCAAACAAAATACTACTTAAAATAGAAGCAGATGCGGCTGAACCAGTTAAAGCAGCATATGACGCAGATGAAATTTGAAGAGCACCCGTATATAAAACAGTAGCATTTATTTCTCCTGCTGCTTGTTGTCCAGCATAAATTAAACTTCCGCTTGGACTTGTTGATCCGATAACTGCGGTTCCAACTATACTGTCAAGTGTTAAATTAGAAGAAACTCCGTTCAATTCAATCGAACCGGTTACACTTCCGGACGGAGCACCGGGAGAATAATTTACCGCTGTAGTTATAAACGACATACCACTTGGTATAACGTTAGGAGTTAATGTTATAGTCGAATTAGTGGATGATAATAGACCACAATCCATTGCCCGAGTCCATTCTCCGCTAACGGCATAAATTACAAATGGATATTTTTGAACGTATCCGGTCAATGCTCCAACACGACAAACCGTAACAAATCCCTTTTCTTGAAGATATTTAGTAGCCGTATAAGGACCATAAAAAGTTCCATCAGGAACTCCGAATTGAGCTTGTAAAGTAGGAATATCAGTAAATGTAGTTGGGTAAAATCCAACTCCTTGTGGGAAGGGGGCAACAATAACTGCTCCAATGTCGGCAACCCCTTGGGCTATACCAGATTGGTCTATTTCATTTATAAAAACACCGGGAGAAATCATGTTTGACATACGTTTATATTTATATTATTTTTTTAATAAATTCCAAAATTCAATTATCAATTAAATATTGAAACTATTAAATATAAATATACATCAAATATTAGAAAAGATATTTTTATTGTATATTTTTATGGCTTTGGAGATGGTGTAAAAGTTCCATCCACAAGACTAAGAGATCCTTCGCCATAATTACTTAGAATTTTATTCAATAATTCTTTTTCGGTCTGTTGAAGAGTTCGCCATTCGTCTTTAATGTTTTTTGATGTATTGGTGTAGTTTTCCAATGCTACATCCAAGTCCATTTTTTCAATTTGTAAAGTCCCCAATTTCAATAATGTCGTTTGAATATTGGATTGTAACTGTTTTATTTCGTTTATTTCTGAGTCTTTTAATTTAATAGGATTGCCATTCATACCTATATATAGTTGTTTTTTAAAAAAAATTATTTATTATATTATGATTTTTTTAAGGGCCGATATGTCAGAATATGTATAGTATTCATCTTCTCCGGTTGCGATTCCATTCCATATCTTTTCAGCTCTACCTATTCGATGGTCCTTGCCTGATACAATTCCCTTAAATCTGTTTTTTAAACAGTATTGTAAAGCCGCTTGATATAACAATAAGCCAAATCCTTCTTCTTTTTGTTCTACTGATATAAAATCGACGTATAAATAACCAATTTTAGGTGGTTTATCTCCCAATTCATCAAAATTAGAAGTCAAGGTAATATATCCCAATTTATCATTAGTATCAGAAAACATATCTATATTGAAAGAATAATCATCTAATTTTATAGTTGAGAACTTTATTTTTCCTAATTTATATAGGGTAAATGCTAATTTTTCTTCATTTAATAATGATTTCAATTTAATCATGTGAAAAAACATTGAATATCTTTATAAGACGCATATTCATTTAATGTATTATAATTATTCCATCCGGAAAGTTCGTACTGATATTGTTGTAATTTAATATTTAATGCTTGTATTTTTCCTTCCATTCCTCCCATAGAATCCAATCTATCTACTTCCCGCTCTATTTTTGTAATTTCCGATGTTAAAAATAAAACTCTTTTTTCTTTTATGGTTGATAATTTAGATTCGTCTAATTGAGGCTTAAACTCAGCCGCATCTATTTCATCGTGGGTTTCTTTGTTCCATTTTGGAACTCTTTCAAAATTACTTCCGGTGAATATAAGAACTGGTATTTTGTCTATTCCTAATTTTTTTGATATGGTTGCTCTATGTCTTCCTTCGTGACCCGTTACTTTTTTATGTTTCATATCAACTTCTAATACGCAAAAATCCAGCGGCAACCTATTTTTAATTCTATATTCTATTCTTTCATTTCCGGGCGGCATTGGAGAAGCCAAAGATAAAAATTTATCGGGAGACATCCAAACAATTTTACCTTTCCATCCTTCCTGCCCCTCATATGAATGTAATTCATCTTTTTTTGCCAGTGGATATTCATATTTCGAATTTTCATTTATTGTTTCTTCGGGTAATTCAAAATACATTTTATCTCCTTTGATCGGAGAATATACTATTTTATCTATGGTAACTTCCATATCTACTACTGTATCTTTTTCATCGAATGAATCCGGTTTAACATACGCAAGTGTAAGATGAGGATGATATTTAGGATGTGAATCTTCATTTGGAAATTTACATGCGGCTTTGTTTAACTTTTTAATAATATCAGATTCCACATCATATTTAACAACATCAAATCCTTTTTCTTTATTCTTAAATTGACTTATACTTTTAAGTTTTGCTTTAAATTGACTTATATCTTCAATCAGAGTTTTAATTTCTGTTTTAGTTAAATCCGGAGAAAATCCATATTTTGCTGTAATATGACATTCAGTTTCACGCCCGAACTCATTTCCTTCTTTATATAAAATATCATCGGCAATAAAATCGTTATTAAGTTTTAATATTTTTTTAGTGTCTTTCTCACTAATATAGCACATCAAACATCCATAATCAACTGATTTTGTTCCACGGTTTTCGTTTAATAAGTTTTTTAATTTAATCATATTAAGAAGGGTCATACCCCCATTCAAAAATTGAATTTCCATCAGTATATAAATCTTTTACCGGAACAACTTTGGATAATATTTTATATCTATCAAATTCAGTTTTTCCGTGAGTAACCGCATATTCCCTTATAGGTGTTACCCAGTCACCCGGATTTATTTTAATTTCTGGTTCGTCAATTGTCATTTTCTTTTTTATTTTTTCTTCTTCTTTACATAAATAATCATAATATTTACTTTTATCTGTAAAAAATTTAACATATTTTGGTATTTTTCCGGTCTTTAATATATATTTTTTCTGTTTTTCAAAATCTTCTAATTTTTCCTGTGACGTTAATACCAATGGAACTGCTCGATAAATTCTTATTTTTAGGTTTGGCTTGTCTTTTATATGTCTATAAATAGACACTGCTAATCTATCCATCATTTCATCGGTCCCATATCCATAAAATCTATACGCTTCAGGCGAAGTGTAAATATCAGGATATGTCGTAGTAAGGTTATACACCGGATCATCTTTTCTATCGGGCGCTGAATGATTTCCTCTATATTCGGAGTTTTCACGTATTCCGTGAGCATCATCACTATATTTACGGAATCTATCTATATTGTCAGTATAACCCATACCAGCTAAAGTTATATTATCATCCACCGTATATCCATATTTTTTATACAATGAATCCGCCACATTTATTTCGTCAACCTCATCGTGTTCGCTTTCATCTCCGTGCCAATATACAATTTTAGTCGATGGATTATATCGCCAACATTGACCTCTAACAAAATTTAGATCTCTATGAGTCTGAGTTGTTTCTTTGGATTTTATTTGACCGTCCATTGTTATAAAGCCAACCACGACCGGGAAGTGTCCTTCGGTTAATACTGTTAATTTTCCAACTTTTTTTAAAAAGTTAATTATAGTTTCCCATGCCTTTTCAATATGGCCGTTTTCCAACATCATATCAACTTCGAGTTTTAATTCGGGATCGGCAGAGTCGTAGAATAATGTTAGTTCGTGAATACCAACCATTCCGGTATATATGGCTTCTATTACTAAGTCGGTTAATTTAATCATATTTGTTTAATAAATTTTAGCGGCATCTTATATCCCACTATAATAGTATATGGAGATATACCTTCAGAATGATAATCATCAGGAATTTCTCCTATTTCTAATGTGCTTGCTATATATTCTCTAACTAAATGTTCGGCAACCTGTGGTTCATATTCTAAATTTAAATCGGATATTTTTAATTCTGATTTAAACGCTGGTAAATTTAACTCCAAGCATATATTTCCATAAGTTCCAATTTGATACTCTTCTGGATCTATACTGGTAAATATACCATGTGAATTCCTATTATTTATTCCAGTTCCACTACTTCCAACTAATTCTCCATCTTGTTTAATCAATTCCCAATTTTCCTCTGTGGTATAATGATAAACCGGACTAGGATTCTCTTTAAACTCTTTCAGAGTAGTTTCAAGATGTCCATTATAAATATCATCAGCACTTATATTTACTATATGTTCGGCATCATTAGAATAAATCCATTCCATTATATCTTTAATAACATCAAATGTTTCATTTTCTTTGTCATATTCTAACCATACTGATCTTTTTTTATTATCGTATAATTTTATTATTTTTTGTTCGAAATATGCAATATATTCCAAATCAAATCTGGTTTTCAATTTAGAAAGTTCTATTCGAGGGCAATCATAATCAAAATGATCTAAATATTCAACCCAATCATCCCATTTATCTGAATCTTCCGGATACATTTCCTCTCGTTCAACATCGGTTATTTCAGATAATCCATGGGCTTTCATTTGTAATTTTTGATAATTTAATTTATCATTAGAATGTATGCTTTTATTTTTAGTAATATAATAATTTGGAAATTTTTTTCTAATTAAAGATTTGACTTCTTCTTTGACATCATCCGATGGTTCTTGATACCAGTAAATTGTTTGATTGTTGGCATTATATCTGAAATTATATTTATCACGATTATATGGCCAACCATATTTAGCAAGTAAGTCTAAATGACTTTCAATGTTATTATCCATTATTATATTGAAATCATCATCCACACATCCAACTATAATATAAGTAGATTTTATTTCTTTTAATAATGTCTTTAATTTAATCATATTTAATATGTATATTTACTATATATCTGATGCGGTTTTCTTAAAGCCAGCAAGGCAATTTCTACTTCTTTTAAACATTCATCGACTCCTCCACCAGTTAATACAATATTATTCCATCGCTTTAAAAAATCCATTAAATCCGGAATATTGACACAATCTTCACTATCTCTTAATAACTCATATAATTCTTTTTTATCAGTTCTTCTATATTCTCGTAAATATTTGGCCCACATCTCACGACTCATATCTCTAGAATCATTTACATTATTCTCATACATGAATCTTACAAAATTTGCTATAACTTCATCATCCAGACTATTATCCATACAATATCTAAAAAACACATATCCCTTATCATACCATATGGCCGAATTAATTACTTCTTCATTTAACCCATTTTCAATAAACCAGTATTTATATTCATTTTCATCAGGAAATCCCAAATCCGGCCCATTAAACAAAAAGATCAATCGATTACAATCTAAATTATTTAAAAAATCACAATATTCGTAAATGCTAAATCCAAATGCCTTCTGATATTCTGACTGAATATCTATCGATATAAAAGTCTTACCAGAAAAAGATTGTTCGGTTAAAATGGATTTCAATTTAATCATAATTCATTATTTTTTAGATATTGTTTAATCATTTCTAAATATTCTTCTTTTGTTGTGTTTGGATTTTCTAACTGTTTATCTTTAACCAAATCCAATAATTGTTTAAATAGTGGACCTTGTTTCAATCCCAAATCCATTAAGTCGCTTCCGGTAACTGGTAATTTTTCATTTTTTTTAGGAATGGAATTTTTTAAAGCGTCAATTCGTCTAGAAATATTTGGTATTTGGTTCGGATTGGTATGATTTCCTTCGTGTGAAGCATTATCTGCCGCCATAACATCCAATGTTGCTTCTAAATGGTCCCCCAAATCAACCACAAATTTTCTAAGTGTTTTATCAGTAACTAATTCTCCTTTTTCACCGGAACGTTTTAGTCGCATATGATTTTTAATTCCAATAACTACTGGGTTTATAATATCCAATGGATACTTTAAATTAGTTAATATTTCACGTGCCATATCTGCACCAATATGTTCATGCTCATAAAAATGAATTGCATCATCGACAATGGTTTTTGTTTTAACTTTACCAACATCATGAAATAATGCCATTAACCTATTTATTAAATTTGGTTTTGTTTTCGAAAGAACTGAAAGTGAATGCGAAAATACATCTTCAGAATGAAATTTATTTTGCCCCATTCCAATTGCTTGTTGTAAATCGGGAGAAATATATTTTAATGCTCCAATGTCTTTCAACATTTCAAATGCTTCGGCGGGATGGTCTGTTAATAACATTTTATTAACTTCATCTCGTATTCTTTCTTTTGAAATATGTTTCAATTCATCAATATTTCGTTTCATTCCTTCTAACGTTTCATCGTCTATGGTAAATCCATATTTTGCCGCAAATCTAATTCCTCTTAAAATCCTTAAACTGTCTTGTTGAAATATTTCATCTGAAGGAGAAGTAGTTTTTAATATTCCATTATGAATATCAATTTTTCCTCTGCCAGTTAAATCCAATATATCACTCGTAGTTAAATCAAATAATAAACTATTTATAGTATAATCTCTGCGATATACGTCATCTTTTATAGTTCCAGCAGTTACCACTGGTTTTCTACTTCCGTGTGTGTATGTTTCTTTTCGAGCAGCTACACATTCAACATCCATATCTGACAAATCGATCCCATTATAAATTATGTTTTTTAATATAAATTTTGCCGTTCCAAATGTAGGAAATAAAACCGGATTAGACATATCCTTGGTATATGTTGATAATGTTGCCAATGTGTTT